CTGTGTTACCTGTTACGTTACCTGTTACGTTACCTGTTAAATTTCCATAAAAAGAAGTAGATGTAACTGAAACTAATCCGTTAATTGTGGAATTAGATGTGCCAAGGCTAATTGACGTTGCACCTATAGTAATAGCACTATTTGATAATTTATTATTAGCAATAGATCCTGCTAGCATTGTATTTGTTACTGTTCCGGTATCAGTTACATAGACACCGTTTGTAACAGTTCCAGCATTGCCAGACACATTGCCAGTAACATTACCTGTTACATTGCCAGTCACTGCGCCTGTTACATTGCCTGTTACATTTCCAGTATGAACGCCAGCAGTATTACCTGTTACATTTCCAGTTAAATTACCTATAACTGGTCCAATAACCGCGCCAGTATGTGTACCAGCAGTATTGCCAGTTACGTTACCTGTTACATTGCCTGTAACATCACCATTTACCGCACCAGTATGAATGCCTTGACTATTGCCACTGATACTGATGTTGTAGGTGCCAGTATTATTGTAAACAAAGTTTGTTGGTTTATCACCAACGTTATTCCAAACAACATAATTTGCTACTGTGGCTATGTTTGCTAGAGATGCAACATCTGCTAATAACGCACGATCTGATAGCAACGAGTCATCAGCTTTACCTATAAATCGAATTGCACTTAGATTACTACTACCATCTCTTACAGCTATTGTACTAGGACTTGCAACAGTACTTGCAGTTTGATAATTTCCGCCAACGTTTAAAGAATCTGCTTTTTGAGCAGTTGAATACACATAATTTGCGTATACATTATTAAATTTTAATAAAGAAGTTCCTAAACTTGATGATAAATTGCTACCTGGAGTTATGTTTGTTCCAACTATTTGTAGTGGGGTACTGATTACAGATCCAATATTATTTTGAAATATTAGTGTATCTCCGATATTGTTCTTAATGACTGGAATACCAGATAAATTATTAGAAATGTTTAATACATTACCAACAGTAAGTCCATTATTGGCTGTTGTTATACCAGTTAAAAATACCGGATTACTGATAGGAGCATAAAAATTAGGAAGATTCCCACCTAGGGCTTCTGAATTAGTTGCAGTTCCATATAACTTATAATTTGAATTTAATGTAACACCTTGAAATATTGTTGTGAATCCTGTTATAGTATTTTTTAAAGTAAACTGAGCATCTGAGTTGACTATAAAAGCCAACTGTCCGTTTGTCCAGGCTTGTTGTACAGCATGATATGCATTTAATGTATCTTGTACTTGCACACTTTCCATCTGAGTTTTACCAAACCCAGTAACACTTTGTGGACCAATTAGCGTATAAGCTGAACCATTATATACACTTAGTTTGTTAGAGACTTGATCATACCAAAAATCTCCTAATATTGGATTACTTGGCAATGTTGGACTAGCTTCTGTTGTTACTGTATTAATTGCTAAAGTTTTCCAACTAGTTCCATCATAAAGATTTAACTTTAAACTACTAGGATTAGAATTAAACCATGCTTGGCCAGTAATAGCTTTTGGAGGAGGTGTCGTGCCGGCAAAATGTTCTAGTAACCAAAGAAAATTTTCGTTTTGTTTTTCTCCATAGCCGGCATAATTTTTACCAATCAGAGCAATATCTAAAGAGGTATTAACAGTTCCGTCAGCTACTAATGCAAACTGATCTCCGTTAAATTTAGTTATGTTGTATGACATTTCGCTCTATTCCTATTTAATTTTATAAACTCATCTGATAAGTCCAAATTCCAGCCAATAACTGGAACTGTCTTATAGAATTATCTGAACAAATAACTCTGCATAAAGTATTTGTTTGATGCTCGCCCGCTGGAAATACTTTAGACAAATATGTTGATGCAATTTGTGGGTTTGTTAATCCCGATACCGCTTGTGAAATTGTTATTGCAAGTGATGCGGACTGTACAGTGGTATCTACATAAGTTTTATTGGCAGCATCAGTTCCGTTAACTGGGGTAGATACATTAATGATTGTTGATGTATCTACGTCAACACTACCTGTTCCTTTTGGAGCTAAAACTATGTTACCATTAGAGCTGACTGGATTTACATAACTAATTATGTTTGTGGCTATTCCAACATTGTTTACTTGTAAGCTGGTCAATGTTCCTACACTAGTTAATCCTGGAGCACTTGTTATTCCACTTCCCAGTGCCGATGCCGAAATAACATCAAGCCCACTGATTTTATAAGTTTTGGTAGATACTAAATTAATATGCTCACTACTAGTCCACGAATCAGTACTGTCAATCCAATTAAATGTTTTATCTGTAGAACCTTTTAGTGTAATTCCGCCGCCGTCTGCTAGAACATCAGTAGGTACTGAAACTTTTCCCAATTCTATATTTTTATCAACAACTGATATGGTAGTTGAATTAACAGTAAGTGTACTTCCTTTAACTGTTAAACTTCCTTGTACTGTAACATCTCCGTTTACATCAAATGTAGATTCAGGAGATTGTGTATTAATACCTACCCTAGTTGCAGACGTATTAATATACAACGGATATCTTGCACCAGCACTAGTTAATGTTTGAATTTGAAAATTTTGATTTGCTATGTTTGATTTGATTTGAAATAACGATGTTGATACGTTAATTTCTGTACTAGCATTAGTTCCTAATATTAAAGGTGTAGAATTTTGAATACTGAGTGTTCCAACACTTTGGCTACTGTCGGTTGTTGATAAAAAATCTTCAGCAGTTTTTAAATCACCATTAGATGATACCAATGCTGTGGCTTTGGATGCTAGTGCATCTAAAGTAAAATCTGTAAGTGTACTAGAAGTAAATCCTACTTTTAAAGTAGTAGGCATTCCTGCAATTGGATTTAATGGAACAAACGAATCTTTACTAAAAATTCCTAATAAAGTTTGTGCTACAAACAAATAAACAACAGTACGACTTATCTCGTTGGTATCTAAAATAGTTTCTACATTAAATCCAGATAAACCTTGTTGAGCACTATACACTGGGCCTGCCAACACCGTTGATAATCCATCATTAAAAAACAATTGTTCTCTAACATTATCAATCCACAGATCTCCAGCAGAGATGCCGCTTGGAGGAACACTAGACGTAATAGTTCCGCCGCTGACTACAAATTGTGTTCCGTTATAAACTTTTAATCTATTTTCTGTAGTGTCAAACCACAACTGGCCTTGAATTGGATTGTTTGGCTCTGATACATTTGCAAAATTTTCAAGAAGTCTTATAAAATTATCGTTTATATAAACTCCATATCCTGAAGAATTTTTTCCTATTAATGTTAAATCGGTAGTAGTTTGATCAATAGTTCCATCTACTACACTAGTTAATGCTGTTCCATCAGTTTTTAATATAGTATAGCTCATTATATAACACCTGTAAAGATTACATAATTAATAGTTTCATAAGGATTCATAATGTTTACTGGAGATCCTGTTGTGCCACTAATTACACTGCCGCTGTTTGGTAATCCAGAACCTGTACTAGAAGCTGGAAGTCCTAGGCCAGGAATAGCATTTGGATCAGAACTTGCTCCCGGTATACCCGGAGCATAATATTGTGCATATCCACTATTTAAGTTGTGTTTGTGATCTGGAATATTTGAAACTGCTAATGTTACTTGTTGGCTTCCTGAACCTGAACCAACTAGATCTGCTGTAACATCTGAAACACGGTTGGCAGGGCCACCGCCGCCGCTTATTAAAACACCAGTACCAAGTTTTTCTGGAACTGTAATCCCGTTGCTCATGTTATCTCTGCCTAATGGAAATCTTCCTCTTAGGTCGGGCAATGCAAATGTACTCAATCCATTTAATAAAGAAGCATTTTTATATGTATAATTGATAACACCAAATAATGCAGGATATTTACTTATTTGTACTTCACTTCCATCACATAGTAAGTAACCGGTTGGTAATACTGAACCAGCAAAAGGAAATATGCAACCAACTGGAACTGTTGCGACGTGATTTAATAATGTTTCTTTAGAAATACGCAGTAACTGAGTTCCACGCAGTACTAAAAACTGATCAGCTAACTCTGAATCTGTTGCAGAAGTTTTACTAGATATAAATGTATTACCAATTGTAGTTGCAAAAACTGCGGTTCCTGTTGGACTCTGTCCGTCAAAGCTAACATCGTTACTGAGAACATCTCCTTGCATTCTAAATAATGTTGGGCTGGCTAGTTTTGCGGCACTTCCGTTAACACTGCCTGCTAAAGATCCTGTAAAACTTCCATTAAAAGTTCCAACAAATGACTGAGCATATATGTTTCTAAATTTTCTTGTTGATGATCCAATGTCATAAAGTCCGCTAGCAGAATCTGTAGCTGGTAACATGACTGGACCTGCGCTAGGATTTCCCGTAACTAAATTATTTGTTAAAATTGTTCCGTATGTAGTAACACTTCCACCAAAATTACTGTCCAATGCGACACCTAATCCACCAGCAGTTTTAATACTGCCGGTGGTTAAATTTGTTGAATTAGTAGTACCAGTAACAGTTAATGTTGAACTAATAGCAACTGTACCAGATACATCTAATGTTGATTGCGGATTAGTATTATTTGCACCTATTCCAATGTTGCCATTGGCTTTTAAATATAATATTGACGGAGCAGAAGCGCCGTTATTTAGAATAAAACTTACATCGTTACCACTGTTCCTACTATAAAAAATAGTAGAGTTACCGCTAGTACCAATATTAAAACTTAAATCACTTCCTACACTAATACCACCAGAAGATCTGACACTAAATGGATAGTTAGT